ATAACTGCGACTTCGATCAGTTAATTTTAGAGTATTATACAGGAGAGCCATCATCAGGTTGGGTTCATGTTTCTTATTCAAATGGTTCAAACAGAAAGCAAGTTTTGACATTTGATGGAAAGAACTATATTAATGGATTACCAGAGGCTAAATGGTCTGGTGGAAAATTAACAAATTAGGAGAATATTATGCCATACGGAAAAGGAACTTACGGAACTAAAAAAGGACGACCACCTAAAAAGAAATCTAAAATGAAAAAGAAAAAGAAGAAGTAATGAAGAAGAAGCCTATATATGCCAAAGCTAGACCAAAGAGTTTAGGAAAGCCTAAGTCTTTTAACAAGAAGTCTAAAGCATATAAAGCTGTAAAAAGAAAAGCTGATAAAAAGTTTGGTAAAAAGGTTTCTTTATATAAAAACATATTTATCTCACAAGGCATCAAAAAGTATAAGCCAAGAAAGAAAAAGTAATGAGTAAAAACGCATTACAAAAAATAGAATCACACGAGAAGCTATGTCGAATAATGCAGAAATTAACTCATGATAAAATTAATTCAATAGAAGAAAGAGTAAAACGATTAGAAAAGATTTTACTAATCTCTACAGGCTCATTGATTAGTGCAATGGGTTATGTGATATTTACATTATTATCAAAATAGGCTACAAGCTATACTTGTATGAAGAATAAAAGAATACTTGTCATTTCTGATATGCACATTCCTTATCATCATAAGGACTCAATCAAATTTTTAAAAGAAATTAAAAAAGAATTTAAACCAGATAAAATTATTAACATAGGCGATAGTGTTGATTTTCATGCTATATCTATGCACGACTCTAACCCAGACCTACCTAGTGCTGGAGATGAACTTAATTTAACAAGAAAATATATTAAAGAATTAGAAGATATATTTCCAGATGTTACAGAAGTTGATAGCAACCATTCTAGTTTAGTATTTAGACGAGCATTAAAGTTTGGAATGAGCAAACAATTTATTAAATCTTATGGAGATTTCTTAGGTACTAAAAAATGGAAGTGGGTAGATAATTTAACCTTAACTATGTCTAATGGCCAGAGGTGTTTTTTTACTCATGGTATGAGTGCTGATATTTTAAAAGTATCACAAGCAATGGGTATGAGTGCAGTTCAAGGTCATTATCATACGAAGTTTGTAATCTCTTGGTGGGCAAATCCTGACAATTTATTTTTTGGATTAAACGTAGGTTGTTTAACTAATCAAAAATCAATGGCATTTGAATATGCTAAAAACTTTAAGACTAGATTCATTCTTGGTTGTGGAATTATCTTAGATGGTATTCCAAGACTCCTTCCAATGGTATTAGATAAAAAAGGTAATTGGATAGGTAAAATTGTCTAGGTTAAAGGCTCATAGAGGCGATTTAAAGGCTACTGATAAGCAAATAGGTGGTAAGCACTATAAGCAATATAAAATTCAACCTATTGAGTTTATAGTAAAGAATAAGCTAGACTTCATACAAGGTAATATTATAAAATACGCACTTCGAAATAAGGTCGGAGAAAACCCTAACGAGAAATGGGATAAGATCATTCATTACTGCGAATTAGCAAAAGAGTTGCAAAATAAAAAATAAGGAATATTAGGAGTGAATGAACATCACTTATTTAATTTATTCAATTCTTGTGCTATATTGGGCAACATTAATATTTTTTACGAGTAACATATGATTTTTAGTTTATTAAATAACCCACTTACAAAATTAGTAGTTAATAAAGCAACTGACCATTTTAAACATAAAGCTATCAAAGTTAAAACAATTAGAGAAGCTGAAATAGAAGCAGCTAAAGATGTAAATATATCCAGAATTAAAAGCCAAGATAAAAGTTGGAAAGACGAGATATTAATGATCTGGCTTATATCAATGTTAAGTACAGGCTGGTTTGAAAGCACAAGATCAAACTTTGAAGAATGGGTAAGGATAATAAATGATTTACCTGATAGTGTTTGGTATTTAGTTATTATTGTATTTACTGCAACATTTTCAACTAAGATGACAGATAAGGTTTTAAATAGAAATAAAAAATAGTATAGTCTTTCAATGGACGTAGACGCAAAAATTATAGATGTAGAATTTAGATTAGAAACATCTCACAATCCATATGGTCATTTTGTAAATTTTAGATTTATAGATATTACTCCAAGCAAAACTAAATTGCTTAGAATATTATACGATATACAAAAGAATCCTGAAGTTGATCTGATAGATTATAACTATACAGAAACTCCCATCACATCTAAAACTAGCTTAAAATATTTTGAAATAACTAGACATTAAATCTAGGGTGGAGAGAGAGAGCAAACCACCCATAGACCAAATTATTAACTCTCGCTAATAACTCTATTCACTAACTGATTAACAAGGGAGCAATCCAATTCTCGTTAGTGAAATTCATTAAACTTTACCATTCAAAGCTAAATCTCTTTTTAATTCAGATTGCTTTAAACTTACATACTTATCTAAATTATTATAATGGTATCTAGCTTTAACTAATGCCATTTCAGCTTCTGCATAAACATCAACAATTTTTTTATAATCTTCATCTGTTCTAGCTTTATGTTCAGCTTCAATAACAGTTTTAGAATCTAGTTTATGTTTTAAGAAACATTTAGAATAAGTTGCTTTAAGACCTTCATTTAGGATTATAACTTTACCATGTGCTATACTCCATTCAGTAGATGCCTTTTCTAGTTCTTCATATGATTTATTACTTAATTGATTACTCATTATTGCCTCTTTATTGTTTCTAAACCAGCTTCACACATTGATTTAAGTATTTCTTCAATATAAATTTTACCTCTTGTTCCTGAAAAAGATATAATCTGACCATTAAGACCTTGTGTACCAAACTCAAAATTTATATCTATTGTTTTATTTTTACTGTCAGTTGATTTAATAGTTAATTGACCATTAAATTCACAATCTGTTATTAAATTATATGTCATTTTTATTTTCCTTTTTACTTAACCAATTTAATTGACCTGACATTCTTACACAATCTTCAATAATAATAATTTGTTTTATGCCCTCTAAATCATCAATTAATTTATATAGTTTTTTATTATTCATTTTTTCTAAATCTGATATTGCTTTATCTAATTTAGTTTCTATTTTTTCTAATACATTACTCATAATATGACTCCAATAATAAATCCTACTACAAAACAAATCCATTCTCGTCTGTAATGTAATTCTAACACTTTCCAATCGCTTTTAGTTTTTCCGAATATAATCATGGGTAATTTAACAAGTCCTCTTGTTCTTCCTCTAGTTGTTTTATTTGTTGTTTAAAACTATGGTTTTCTTTTTCTAACAATCCAATCTTATTATTTAAACTTTTATTTTCCATATACATAGCTTGTAGTTCTTCTCTTTTAAAAGCGAGATCACGTTTAAGTTTATTAATCTCGCTAATAAGTTCTTTTGTCATAATTAAAATGGAATCTCATCGTCCATATCAGACATATTATTAACAGGAACTGCATTATCTGGTGCAGAGGGTTGAGCCTGTGTCATTGGTTGAGGTGTGTATTGAGGTATAGTTTGAGCAATAGGTTTCATACCATCAACATTCTGGCCACCCTGATAAGGCTTGACCATAAAACAAGTTACTACTTGCTCACTATCAGCACCATATTTAGTTTCTTTAGCTTGTTGAACTTTAGAAGCCCACTTAAGATTGTAACCAGCTTTAAAATAAGCCTGAACTTGTGGAAGGTTACACCAATTATTAACTTCATGTAATTCAAATAGTTGTTTAGTTAAACTACACATAAATTTAGATTTAGCTGCTGAAGCACTATATTCAAAACTAGGTGCTTTCTTTCCTGTTTCATATAGCTTTAATGTTAAACCACAGAATGGCATATCATAGTTTGATTTATTATTTTGATACATTTTTTTTTCCTTTTTTTAGTTTATTGTATTGTCTTACTGATTCATTGAATAATAACTCGGATTTATGACAACTTAATAATCCAAGAAATGCTTTCATATGTTCTTTTTTATACAAGATTGGTCTAGCTTCAAAGTCTGCTTTATCTTTAGGAAGCCTAACAACATACATCTTATGTATTTTCTTGCCTGTCTGTTCTTCATAAGCAAGTTTGTAAGCATGAAGTTGATGAATCATATTTACAAATATACCTTTTGAAGTTTTTATATCTATAAGCCATAGGTTCTTCTGGGAATCCTCTGCAATCAAATCTACAGTTCCACAATAACCTCTTTCAGAGTATAGAATTTTTTCAGACTCTATAAGTTTCAATTTATGTTTAGTCCAAAACTTTTTAAACTTATCAAAGCAACCTTTAACTATTGGGTCGCTTGGGTCAGTAAATGTTTCTCCTTTAACCCATAACTCACAAAATTTATGAACCATTGAACCAATAGATAATATGCCATCTCCTTGTTTTCTTGCATTGGCTTTAGCATTAATAACTATGGAGTCTATTTTATCTAATGGAATACCTTGTCGTTCCATCTCATCTTTTAAAGCATTTACTTGATTACTTATTTTCCAATTCTCTAACATTGGACTAGCTAACTTACCAAGTATTGTACTTGTTCCAACTACATATTCATTATTATGAATGTAGACGTGTTTTTCTTGATTGAACTCTACTTTGTGTCCATGCTCTGTATTAACGATTGTCATTACTCTCTCCTTTATATTGTTTTTTGTTTTCTGCTTTAGAAACACATACTCTGTTATATTCTTCAATAAACATTTCTGTCTTATAATCGTTTTGTTTGATTATTTTGTTCATGGCTTTGATTCTTTTATCTTGCCAAGAAGTCTTGTTTGAATGGATATACATTCTCTCTCCTTTTTGTTAAAAATGTTAAGTTAGCATCTAATATTGGTTTAATCCAATAGTCAAATGAAACATCAAAATATTCAGATAATTTTTTAAGGTTTATACTTTTAACCTCGTTAGTTCCTCGTTCATATTTCTGAATCTGTTGAAAGGTTATATTAATTGCTTTGGCTACCCTAGTTTGTGTGTAACCTTTAATTAACCTAATTTTCTTTAGTTGCAATCCTACAATTTTAGTAAAGATTAATTGATCGTCTTTTTCACTTATTCTCCACTCTGCCATTAACTCTATAAGCGATTGGTTAATCTCTAGGACATTGGTATTAGTTCTTGGTTTGTGCATTTGCTTCCTTTTCTTTTATTTTTTGTATTTTTGTTAGTGCTTTTTCTACTTTTAATAAAACATCTCTTGAATCATTAATCTGATGTAACAGAAGAATTTTATAAGATATTAATTCAAGTTCAGTACAATGTTTAAGATTAAGCTGCATTGTTCTCTCCTATATAGTTATGTTTGTTATTAATTCGTTCTAGCCAATCAGAATAAAAATCCAATCTATAATAATATTCATTATAGAAATTAACCTCGTCTTTAATAAGATCAGGATTAGTATTAGTAGACATTTCTTCTCTGTATTTAAGGTCTAGGTATTTAAACTTTAGCTTTTCAGTTAAATACTTGTATTGATGTCTTTTAGTTAAGGACACTATGACCTCTCGATAAAACGCATTTTCTCATAATAGACTCATACTTTGTGTCCATTGTTGGGCTAACAGACCAATACAAAATATTACTTACAAAGTTTGTATTATCTTTAGCAAGTGTTTTACAATGTTGTAGATCGTTAGTTATTTCTTTAGCTTGATCTGTATTAAAAGTTCCTGATCTTCCAGCAGTATCTATTATGGGTTTGTACGCACACGCAGATAATAGGGTGCAAGAGATCGCTAGGGTAAGTATCGTTTTTTTCATATCTTGTTTCTTTCTCTCGTTATAAAGTCGGTTGGTGGTACTTAACTTGATGTAACTGCCAAGCCAACTTCTTTTTTTTTTGTTTCACTTTTAGCAACTGTTCCAGCAATACTTTCTCTTTGTGTGTACTCTTGTCGTACTGCTCTTGCATTTGAAACATTTTTTTTAGGTTCATGTTTATTACCTTTTAATTGACTCACTTGATTAACCAAATGAGTATCTACAGGATTAATTAAATTTAACTGTTCCTGTAAATCTTGTAATCCACCAAGAGTCATATTTCGGTGGAAAATCTGTTTAAACCTTTTAGAGATTTCTTTAGTGAATGTAGAGTTGCTAGGTATTTTCATGATACACTCCTAAAATGAAGTATAAAATTAACTCTGCCTAAATATTGTTTTAACAAAGTAGAATTAGAAAATGAAATACCTTTAAAAATCCATTTATCTTTTTCTTTATTAATATATTCCCATTTTTTATTAATATAGTTTTTAACTCTATATTTGTTTGGTAATATATCCCATCTTTGAATTGATGAATATTTTTTCATTATTTCTCTCCCCATATTAAAGTTATTACTATTGATAATGCTAAAGCTAAATATAAATGTTCCATTATGCTCTCTCCTTGTTATTAATTAAATGGAAATAATCACTTGGGATATAATTTTTTGGATATACACCAACTTTGTCATGGTGCGTATCTCCGTGTTTTTCCATACATGGTTTGCAAAAGCTATTTGAAAAAGGGTGTGTCCAAATTTCTTTTGGTTGATCGTTACAAATTAAACATTTCTTCATTCTCTCTCCTTGTTTAGTGTTAGTTTTATTTAACATACGATAAATGTATAAAATTTGAGTTGTATTGTAAATAGCTAAAAAATGGCTATTTTACTAGCTTTTTTAACTAATTTAACCCTTACAAGTTTTATTTCTTGTTTTATTTAGAAATTAAATATAAAAAACGAATCAATTAAAGATATGAATATAAATAAAAAAATATATAACGAGAGAGTCGCAAGACAAGTATTTATATTTCATATCATATATACTAGATTAGCCCAGATGGACTCTCTCTCATTTGGGTTAATCATAACAGGGAGAAAGATATGAAAGAACAGCTAGATATATTTGATACTGATTACCAATCAGCAAATTATACTGACACAAGCCAAGAAGCACTTGCCACAATAAAACCTAAAATAAAAACTAAAAGAGAAATGGTTTATGATTTTGTTAAACTAAAAGCATCTACTAATTATGAAATATCAGATGAGTTAGATATGCCTTTAAGTTCTGTTTGTGGTAGGATTAGAGAATTACAAATTTTAAACTTAGTAGAGGACTCTGGTTTAAGACGTGAAACTAAATATGGAAAACAAGCTATTGTGTGGAAATCTAAATGAATAATTATCAGGTTTTACGCATTTCCTATAATGAAACTAAACCTTTTATTTTAGATATTCATTATGCAAAACGTAT